AGGATATATGTGATGACGTAGAAGACGCTTTTCCTGTGTTTACAGGCATAACATTACATAGTACTAATATAGATTCTACACCTTCTGACACAGGTGTATCTACTAGCAATGTAACAGAAACCTCTTTCAATGCTAACTTCGTAGTTACAGATGTCAATAATAATACAGCTAACTACTGGAAGCCTTGGGCCACTAATTCAGCTGGAACCTCTTTTGGAGACACAGAAATAGTTTTAGCTAGTAAGTGGACAGCAAATGGAAATGTCGCTAGTAGTAGTACTATAACAAGCAGAGGTTTTGTTTATGGTTTATCCCCTAACAACTTATCAACAACGGGTACATATGTAACAGCTACTGGAGGTACAAATACGTACCAAAAAGCAATAGTCAATAATGCTGGTTTAGACTCTATGGGTTGGGTATATTGCAACCAAGCATATAACTCTACACCTAGCCTTGCCTCTTACTCAGGAACACCAACAGCTAGTACAGGTAATCAAATAGCTGTGTACTCAGGTGCTATTTATCCAGGAACCAAGTCACAAACTATAACAGAAAATCAAGTTTCTTTAATAGCTTCTAACACATATAGATTAAGAGGTTGGTTTGAACAAAAAAACAACGGAGGTATAGTTTATAGCAGTAATATATCTTCTTTTACAGTTGCTGCGGCTTACGACTTTAGTGCTACTATAACTGTCAGGTCTGATAATATTTATAGTACTTATGCGTATGGGTATGGATCAAGTGCTTCGTATTTTCCAACGATGGGATCTATGACTTCTTATATTTTTAATGGAAAAACTATAGCTGAAATATATTGGCAAGACACAACTGGAACTGATACTTTGTTTATTTCTTTTACAACAACAAAACCTAGTTTTAGTAATTTAGTTATAAATGGAACTAGTTACGGAGCGTCTACCACGTGGACAAGTAGTAGTACTACAAAATGGAGTAAAACTGTTTCTGGAAACGCTATGGGAACAACGTATGGGTATGCTACTTTAAATATGAGTATATAAGAGATAAATATTCAAAGAAAATTATTTGTATATTTGTAAAAAATAAAAAACAATGGCATTACAAGGAAATTATAACTTCAAAGGCATACAGTTGACAGAAGCATACTTCATGGTTGAAAGCACAAAATCAAGAAAAACACATATGAGTGAGGCTGTTTTAGTAACACCAGCTGTTTTGAACGAATTAGATGAAATAATCGAAGCTCCTGTTTACGAAACACAATGGATTAAAGATATTCAAGCTGTTGCTAGTGTTAAATTATATACTACTAAATTAAGCAAAGAAGAAAACCCAAGATCTTTTTTAGAGTTAAAGAATTATTCTTTTACTCCTAGTGAAAATCAAACGGCAAAAAATATAACAATTCAAGCTTACGAATATTTAAAAACATTAGAAGAGTTTGAGGGATTTATAGACGCGTAAATTAATAATTAAATTAAATAAAATGGCAAAAATTACAGATGAGCAATTAAAACAATTGCAAGAACAGGTTAATACTATTAACCAGAATCAATTAAAAATTGGAAATCTAGAAACTCAAAAACACACATTAGTTCATAATGGTGTTGAATTACAAAATCAACTTAGAGGTATTCAAGATGAACTTGAGAAAGAATATGGAAAAGTCAGCATAAACATTTCTACAGGGGAGTACGAAGATATAAAAGAAGAAGAGTCTAAATAGTATGCAAATACGTAAGATATCTATAGGAGCAGACTATAAAAGTAGTGCTATGCATTACCTTTTAGGACAAGATGTCTTGAATGGAAGCTATAATATTCATTTGATAGATTATAGTGAGTCAAAAGAATCATTTCTTATTTACGTAGAAAAAAATAATGAAGTATTTCTTTGGAAAGAATTTAACAAAAACATTCCTGTTTCTATAGAGTATAATATACATTTTTAATATGCACTCTCCATATTACTTTATAGTCAAACCACATGGTCTTGAGTATAATAATGAAATAGAAATTGCTGGTCAAAAAGTGATTGTGAACTCTACTGTTGAGAATCATAAACACGTTAATAGATTCGCAGAGGTTGTTCATGTGCCTAAAAGATACACTGGTCGAATATCTAAAGGAGATTTGATTATTGTTCATCATAATATATTTAGAATATACTATGACATGAGAGGCAGGCCTAAAAAATCACCTAATTATTTTAAAGAAGGGTTGTACTTTATAGATGAAGATCAGTTTTATCTTTCCCATAACGGAGATAAATGGAATTCTGTTGGAGACTATTGTTTTGTTAAACCTTTAGATATAGAAAATTCGTATCTTTATGAGGAAGGGCTAGAAGATAACACAGGGTTTTTAGTTTATTCAAACAACACTTTATTAGACTTAGGAGTTAATGAAGGAGATAAAGTAAATTTCAGGAAAGATAGTGAGTATGAATTTGAAGTAGATGGAAACTTACTATACAGAATGAAATCTAGCGATATATGCACAGTACTATGATAAGAGATATTAAAGAACGAATTATACGAGCTGGCCATGAAGCTGTTAACCAACTTATAAAGGTTGCAGAAGAAGAGATAATAAAACCAGACCCCGAAGATGAATTAGCTGCTGATAGATTAAAAAACGCAGCTGCTACAAAAAAACTAGCTATATTCGATGCTTTTGAAATTCTAAATAGAATTGAGAATGAAAGGAATATGCTTGATAATCCTGAAGAAGAAAAAAAGAACCTAACTGGAGGATTTGCAGAGAGAAGATCTAAATAACGATTTATGTGTTGTCTTAAAAGATTTTGTATCTGAAAAGGTATTAAAAGCAAACAGCGCAAGAAAATTATATCAATATGGATATGATAAGGATTTAGACGCTATAATTATCTCAAGAGACGGTACTGTAGGTCAATTTATAAGTGTAAACGGATTAACCATAGGTCTGCCTGGAAAACCAAAAAAAATACATAGACGTTCTGAGAAAAGAGCAGAACAATATTGGGAGGCTAAAGAGTACTCTAAAGCATTAAAACCTATTCAAACTATATTCCAATGGAATGAAATGAATAAGGAGTTTAAAACGTCTTGGATACCTTATATAGAAGAAGAATTCGATAGAAGGGATAATGGTTTTTGGTTTATGAATAATGGAGTTCAAACTTATATAAGCGGCTCTCATTATATGTACCTACAATGGACTAAAATTGATATTGGAAAACCTGAATACAGGGAGTCAAATAGAATATTTTTTATATACTGGGAAGCTTGTAAAGCAGATAACAGGTGTTATGGAATGTGTTATTTAAAAAATAGACGTTCGGGTTTCTCTTTTATGTCATCTGCTGAAACAGTTAACCAGGCAACAATTACTTCTGATGCTAGGTTTGGAATATTATCTAAATCTGGTTCTGATGCTAAGAAAATGTTTACAGATAAGGTAGTTCCTATATCTGTTAATTATCCTTTCTTTTTTAAACCCATACAAGATGGTATGGATAGACCTAAATCTGAACTTGCTTATAGAGTTCCAGCATCTAAATTAACAAGAAAATCAATAGCCATTAGTAGCAACCTTACTGATTTACAAGGTCTTGATACTACTATTGACTGGAAAAATACTGGTGATAACTCTTATGATGGAGAAAAACTTAGGCTTCTTGTACATGATGAAAGTGGTAAATGGGAAAGACCAGATAATATATTAAATAACTGGCGTGTAACTAAAACATGTTTAAGGTTAGGTAGTAGGATTATTGGTAAATGTATGATGGGTTCAACATCAAATGCATTAGATAAAGGTGGAGAGAATTTTAAAAAACTATACTACGATTCCGACCCTTCTACTAGAAATTCAAATGGGCAGACTAAAAGTGGAATGTACAATCTTTTTATTCCAATGGAATGGAATATGGAAGGATTTATTGATAAATATGGTCAATCTGTATTTAAAAAACCAGAAAAACCTATATTAAGTATAAACGGAGAATACATAGATCAAGGTGTTCTTGAGTATTGGCAAAATGAAGTTGATAGTTTAAAAAACGATCCAGATGCGTTAAATGAATTTTATAGACAATTCCCTAGAACAGAGTCTCATGCTTTTAGAGATGAATCAAAGAATACTCTTTTTAATTTAACTAAGATATATGAGCAGATTGATTATAATGATTCATTTGCTATAAAAAGTACAGTTACTAGAGGTAATTTCCATTGGAAGGGAGGACAAAGAGATACTGAAGTTATATTCTCTCCAGAAAATAAAGGTAGGTTTTTCTTGTCTTGGATTCCATCTAAGTCATTAATTAATAATGTAATAGAAAAGAATGGTAAAAAGTATCCAGGAAACAAACACATTGGTTCATTTGGAGGGGATTCTTATGATATTTCTGGTGTAGTAGGTGGTGGAGGTTCTAAGGGCTCTGTTCATGGTATGACTAAGTTTCACATGGATGATGCTCCTACAAATATGTTTTTTTTAGAATACATATCAAGACCTCAAACAGCTGAAATATTTTATGAAGATGTTTTAATGGCTTTACACTTTTACGGAATGCCAATACTTTTAGAGAATAATAAACCAAGGCTCTTGTATTACTTAAAAGAAAGGGGTTACAGAGCTTTTTCTTTAAATAGACCTGATAAGCATAAAAACGTACTATCTAAATCAGAAAGAGAATTAGGCGGTATACCTTCTTCTACAGCTGTAATATCTGTTCACGCAGAAAATATAGAAAGCTATATAGAAGGTTATGTAGGGGTGTTAAGAGATGAATCAAATATAGATTATGGAAGTTGTGGTAATGTTTTTTTTAACAGAACTTTACTTGACTGGGCTAATTACGATATTACCAATAGAACTAAATTTGATGCCACTGTAAGTTCAGGGTTTGCTATTATGGCAAATAACTCTACAAGGAAGAGTGGCGAAGAAAAACGTAATCAAATAAATCTTAACTTTGCAAGATACAGTAACAAAGGTTTTGTTAGTGAAATTATTAGAAAAATATGATAAATAAGCCAAGATTCGGCTCTGGTGGTGGTTTTCCTAATCAGTTTGTACCAGACGTTGAAAAAGACTCTACTGAATATGGTCTTCGTGTAGGTCAAGCTATAGAGTCAGAATGGTTCTCTAGAGACTACGGAAGTAGTATGTACGGAGAATTACGTTCAGAGTATTTGAAAAGAAGACTTTACGCAAGAGGAGATCAGCCTGTAGATAAATATAAAAACGAATTATCTGTTAATGGTGATTTGTCATATCTTAATTTAGATTGGACTCCAGTTCCAATTATACCTAAATTTGTTGATGTAGTTGTCAATGGTATAGCTAATAGATTACTAGATGTAAAGGTAGAAGCTGTAGATGATTTATCCTCTATGAAAAGGCAAATGTTTCGTAATGAAATGTACACTGATATGGTAGGTAAAGAAATACTTACTATGGTGAAGCAAGAAACTGGAGTTGATGCTTTTAATATGCCAGAAGACCAAGTTCCTGATACTGAAGAGGAATTAAATCTATATATGGATTTAAGGTATAAGCAAGCTATTGAGGTTGCTGAAGAAACTGCCATTAAAACAATAATGGAGATAAATGAATATGACGAGACTAAAAGAAGGATAGATGAGGATAATGTTGTTTTAGGTATATCTGCTTTGAAACATTCTTTTGATGTTCATGATGGTGTTAGAATAGAATATGTTGATCCAATTAATTTTGTTTATTCACCTACAGAAGACCCTAACTTTAGGGACTGTTATTATTTTGGTGAATTAAAGTCAGTTCATATTACAGAACTTAAGAAAATAAACCCAGACTTAACTCAAGAAGATATTGAAAGAATATCTAAACTAGCTAGTAGGTTTGATGGATATAAAAGCACTCAAAATTTACAAACACAAAGTGGATTAGATAAATCTAATGTTACTTTGTTATATTTCTGCTATAAGACAGATAAAGAGATTGTATATAAAGTAAAAGAAACTGTAAACGGTGGACAGAATCCAATACAAAAAGATTCTTCATTTAATCCACCAGAAGAAGATCAAGAAAGATTTAAAAAAGTATCTAGAAGAATAGATGTTTGGTATGAAGGTGTATTAGTAATGGGTACTAATCAGTTGTTAAAGTGGGAGATTATGGCTAACATGGTTAGACCTAAATCTGCTTTTCAAAGGGCGTTACCTCCATACATTGTTTCTGCAATTAAAATGTCTAAAGGAAATATAGATTCTTTAGTTAAAAGAATGATTCCTTTTGCAGATCAAATTCAACTAACTCACTTAAAATTACAACAAGTAGTTGCAAAGATGATACCAGATGGTGTATTTATAGATGCCGACGGTTTAAATAGTGTTGATTTAGGTAATGGAGCTTCATATAATCCTTCAGAAGCTTTATCTATGTACTTCCAAACTGGTAGTGTTATAGGTAGAAGTTATACAGAAGATGGTGATTTCAATAATGCTAGAGTTCCAATTCAAGAACTTACAAGTAGTGGCTCTAATGCTAAGATTCAAAGTCTTATTGCTATGTACAACTATCAGCTTAATATGATTAGAGCTGTAACAGGTATCAATGAAGCGAGAGACGGTTCTTCTCCTGATGAATACTCTTTAGTAGGTGTTCAGAAATTAGCGGCTTTAAATAGTAATACAGCCACAAGACACGTTGTTCAATCTGGAATTACAATAACAAAAAGAATTGCTACTGCTGTTTCGTACAGGATATCTGACATTATGATGTATTCTGACTTTGCTGATGATTTTGCTAAAATGATTGGTAAAAACAACATGGAGATTGTAGAAGAAATCTTAGGAGTTCACTTACATGACTTTGGTGTATTTATAGAAATAGAACCAGATGAAGAAGAAAAAGCATTACTAGAGCAAAACATTCAGCAATCTATTCAATCTAAAGTATTAGACTTAGATGATGCTATTGATGTAAGGGCTGTTAAAAATGTAACATTAGCAAATTCTTTACTGAAAATAAGAAAAAAGAAAAAAAGAAAAGAAGATTTAGATACTCAACAACAGAATATTCAAATGCAAAGCAAGGCTAATGCTGAATCAGCACAAGCAGCTTCTCAATCTAGAGTACAGGAAGAGCAACAAAAATCTCAAATGCAATCTCAAATGGCTCAAATGAAAAGTCAGCTAGAGATGCAGAGAATGCAAGCTGAAAAAGAAATACAAAAAGAGTTAATGCAGATGAAACATCAGTTTGATTTACAATTGAAACAGATGGAGGTTGAAAACGGTTCTAATAAAGAAAAGTATAAAGAAGATAGAAAGGATAGTAGGACAGATAAACAAGCTACTCAACAAAGTAAGTTGATTAGTCAAAGAAAAAAAGACCTACCACCAGTTGACTTTAATACCGCAGGAGACGCTAACCAAGTAATGAATAATTTAGGTGGTCAGATAGCTCCAGAAAACATGTAGTTTTTTTAACTAATTTTGTAAAATAATTTTAATCTAATCCAATATGAACAAAGACGATCAAGAAGTTGACTATAAGGTTGACTTATCAAAACCACCTGTAGAAAAACAGGTAGAAGAAAATAAAGAAGAAGATTCTGTTGAGGATCAAGTAACTGAATCTAGTGAAGAGGAAGTTGTAGAGCAACAGGTATCTGAAGAAAAAGAAGAGGTAGAGGAAGAACCAATACCTGTTTCTAAAGAAGAAATGATTGCAGAGTACCTTACTAATAAATACAGTATGGGTCTTGAAGATCTAGATGACGTTCTTTCAAATAAAAATAAGAATACTCAAGTTTTGCCTGAAGAGGTTGAAAAGTATTTGAAATTTAAAGATGAAACCAAAAGAGGTTTAAAAGACTTTGTAAAAGCTAATGAAGATTTTAGTGAATATGATGAGTCATCTTTATTAAAAGAATACTATAAACAATCTAATCCAGAGTTAGATGATTCTGATATTAATTACTTAATTGAAGATAGGTTTGCTCTAGATGAAAGTATCGATACCGATACAGATAGGAGAAAGAAAATTCTTGAGAAAAAACAAGAGCTATATAAAGCTAAACAGTATTTTGAGCAAACAAAGGAAAAATACAAAGCTCCGCTTGAGTCAAGCATGGAGGGTATTCCAGAGGAAGCAAAAGAGGCTGTTGAATTTTATCAGCAATATAACGATGAAAAGGCAAAAGAACAAGAGATTGTTTCTAAACAAAGGCAATCCTTTGAGCAGAAAACATCTAAGTTTTTTAACGATGAGTTCAAAGGTTTTGAATTTAAAATTGGGGAAAAAACTTTAAACTTTCAACCTAAAGACAAAGAAAAAGTTGTAGACAAGCAATTAAACTTGAACAACTTTATTAATTCGTTTTTAGATGACAAAGGCGTTCTTAAGGATGCAAAGAAGTATCATACTGCTTTAAACATGGCTATGAACCCAGAGGCTTACGCTAAGTTCTTTTATGAACAAGGTAAATCTGATGCGGTGACTGAAGTGGTTAAAAACGGAAAGAATATAGATATGAATGTGCGTTCTAAGGTTGATTCATCAAAACCAGGAACAAAATTCAGAGTCGTCGATGGCGGTAATGGGTTTACTTCTGGATTAAGAATTAAAAAGAAATAATAAACGCTAAAACAAATTTAAAATGGCACAATCGATTAATTTTAACGGATCCGCAGGAGCACAAATCGGCGGTTCTACATCTCTAACACCAGCACCAGGGAAGAGTTTAGGTAACTCTAACTACCTTTCTAATGCTGATTATACATTCGCACAACAACATTTACCAGACTTATATGAGCAAGAGTTTGAAAGATACGGTAATCGTACTGTAGCATCTTTCTTACGTATGGTAGGTGCTGAAATTCCTTCTTCTTCTGATTTAATCAAATGGAGTGAGCAAGGAAGATTACACGTACAAGCTTCTGGTACTGTTACAGACGCAGAAGAAATTACTGTAGCTGGACATAGCTTTAGAGCTAACCAAACAGTTATTGTTTCTAAAACAGGAAGTCAAGCTAAATGTCTTATTACTGCTGTATCTACTGATACTATTACTGTTAAGACTTTTGCTTCTTTGGATTTATTCAACGTAGCAGGATCTGATGCTGCTGGCCCTTTTGATGACAATGATGCTGTAACACTTTTTGTGTTTGGTTCTGAATTCAAAAAAGGTTCTGCTGGAATGGTAGGTTCTTTAGAAGCTGATTTCGAAGCTAAAGAGAACAGTCCAATTATCATCAAAGACAAATACGAAGTA